ACACAGATGCTGTAAATTTCACCGCGACTAAAATGACCATCGCAGTTGGATGACCAAGCCCGACACTCTCCGCCCAAAGCAGCAAAGGTTTATCGAAGAATACCTGATTGATTTCAATGCAACGCAGGCGGCAATACGTGCTGGGTACTCAAAAGATACCGCTAAAGTTATTGGCTGCGAGAACTTAACCAAACCTGCCATTCAGGCAGCATTATCCGAAGAGAAGGCAAAGCTCCGCGCCCGCGTTGAAGTAACTCAGGAAGATGTTGCCAACGAACTACGAAAGATTGGCTTCCAGGACATTCGTGACGCGGTGCAATGGGGTTCAAGCCTTGAAATCACCGGCGACGATGGCGAAGTTGCCGTACATAACGGTGTTTCGCTGATCAATAGCGATGAAATTACCGCAGATACAGCGGCAGCCATCGCCGAGGTTTCGCAGACAAAAGATGGCGTGAAAATCAAAATGCACGACAAAAGGGCTGCATTGGTAGACCTTGGCAAGCACCTCGGCATGTTCGAGGGCGACAAGGACAGAGCGGGCGATGTGCACATTCATTTCGACGGGTTGTTAAAGGATGTTTTGTAGAACAATTTTCTATGAAATGCCAATGTCTCGACGATGAGATAGAATACTATTCTATAAAAAGTCAGAACATATCAAAAAAGGCAACAAAATCAACGATGTTTTCAGGCACACTAAAAGACAGGAGGACGCACTCCGGCTTTTAGGGTCGGATGCGCGCCATATCCTTTTGCGGGGCGGCTCGCGTTCCGGCAAGACATTTTTGCTGGTTGAGGCGTTGCTCACGCGGGCATTAGCTGTGCCCAGTCGACACGCAATTCTGCGGTTTCGGGCCAATTCGCTGAAATCAATCACCGGGCCAACCGGTACTTTGTTTGATGTGATGAGTACATGTTTTCCGCCAGAGGTGGCAAAGCGGTCAAAGTTTCACAAACAGGACGGCTATTATCGGTTGCCTAATGGTTCTGAAATCTGGTTTGGTGGGCTAGATGACAAGGAACGTGCTGAGAAAATCCTGGGTAACGAGTATAGCACGGTCTATTTCAACGAATGTTCTCAAATTCCGTGGGCATCTCACAACATCGCCATAACACGGCTGGCGCAGACGACAGACCTTCGGCAAAAGGCTTATTACGATTGTAACCCGCCACCAGAAACCCACTGGTTGCACCGGTTATTTATTGAAAAGAAAGACCCGGACACCAAGCGCGCGATCGCTGAGCCATTGGATTACGCAGAAATGCTGATGAATCCAATGGATAACAAGGAAAATCTCGACCCGAAATATTTGGACAGCCTTGATAAGCTTCCTGAACGTCAGAGGCGCCGCTTTTTTCTGGGCATGTTTGGTGATGCTGGTGATGCAGCGCTTTGGACATCTGAGCTAATTGATCAGCAGCGCATTTTAAGCGCGACGAAATTGCCAAGTATGGCGCGCGTGGTGGTCTCGGTCGACCCTTCCGGCGCTGATGATATTGAAGATACGGCGGCAGACGAGATCGGTATTGGCGTTGCGGGCCTTGGTACAGACGGTAACGTCTACATTCTGGAAGATCTAACAATGCGTGGCAGCCCCAAGGAATGGGGCGAGGCGGCGACGAAGGCATTTGAACGACACGAAGCTGATTGCATCATTGGCGAAAGCAACTATGGCGGTGCAATGGTGCGGCACGTTATTCAAACGGCCAAGCCGGGCGTTCCTTACAAGGAAGTAACGGCCAGTCGCGGCAAACATGGACGCGCCGGGCCAATTGCCGCGCTTTATGAACAGAAAAAGGTCTGGCTGGTTGGGCGGTTCCCTGATCTTGAAGATGAAATGATCGCGATGACCACAGCAGGCTACACCGGATCTGATTCACCGAACCGTGTTGATTGGATGGTTTGGGCGGTTTCTGAGCTGTTCCCATCGGTCATTAAGCACGCGAAAGCCGAGGCTCAAGGTTTGTCGCGTGGCCGCACCCCTCGCGTAAACCTTGGGCATGGCCGCAGCAAAGCCAGACGGCGTGTACACGGATAATTGGAGACGAATATGGGTGGTTTATTTGGTGGTGGCCAAACGAAATCGAATGGTGCCGATCAAACAACAGCGGCATCAACTACCGGCCCCTTCCCGGATGATAATGTAACGCGCGCGCCGGTGTTCAATTCTCCATCAACGCGCGCGGCAGAGCGCAAGACCAGAGATCGCATTCGTGGCAGATCAGGGCGGGATTCCACCCGATTAGCGCGGCGTTCTCCGGGGCGTCAATCGTTCACCAATAGCTTTCTTGGCAGTGTGGGTTAGGAACTAACGTGTCTCAAGATACCCGCGTCAAAGAACTGCTGTTAATCGGCAAACGGCTATTCAGCCGCAAGAAGCTACACGACCAGATCAATCAGGAGATTGCCGAGAATATCTATTTGGAGCGGGCTGACTTCACGCGATCGCTGCAATCAGGTGAGGACTACGGCGCTTCGATCTATGACTCTCAGCCAATCCTAGCGCGGGAAACACTGGGCAATGCCATTAATTCCATGCTGCGGCAGGGTGACTGGTACGAAATAAAGACCGGCGATGAGGAGCGCGACGAAAAGGTTGCCAACGCAACGGCGCTCGATCAGGCCACCAAACTGTTCCGGGCCAACAATAACAAGCCGTCTGTGGGCTTTGCCCGCGCCACAAAAGAAGCGGACATGGATTGGGTTGCCTTTGGCAATCCGGTTCTGTCGGTAGAGGAAAACAGAAACCGCGATAACATCATCTATCGGGCATGGCATCCCCGCGATTGCGCCTGGATGGTCAATGAGAATGGTGATGTCGACACGCATTTTCGCAAGGGCAAGTTTTCCGCCCGTGATATGAAGAAAATGGTTGATTCAGGGCGTTGGAAAGGCCCGCTGAACCCGACAATTGAGCAAGCCGCATCCAAGGAGCCAATGAAAGAGTTTGAGGTCATGCACGTCCTTAAACTCACGGAAGATATTTATGGCGATGATGGTAAGAAGCTGCGGAAAATCCGTCATCCATACATCTCCATTTACATTGATATGGAACACCAGACCATGCTCAATGAGTTTGGTTCACCGGTGTTCAATTATGTCGTGCCGAGATGGCGCACATTAAGTGGTGATCCGAATGGCTGGTCACCTTCCGCCCGCAATGCGCTTGGTGATGCGCGCATGTTGCAGGCAATGGCGCGGGTTATTCTGGAGCAGGGTGAAAAGGCTGTCGATCCGCCGATGATTGGTGTCGGGGAAATCTTCACGCGCGATATCAATATGTATTCGGGCGGGTTTACCGAAGTCGATTTACCGGATGATGCGCGGCTGGCTGATAAATTCACGACTGTGAATACTTCGGACGGGTTGCGGGCTGGGCTGGAGCTAAAGCAGGACGTGCGTGAGATGATCGCGGAATCGTTCCTCTTGAACAAACTGTTCCTGCCGTCCGTCCGTGAAATGCGTGAATTGGAGGTCGCGGTTAGAACTGAGGAGTTTCGTCGCGCGGCTTTGCCGTTTTTTCAGCCGATTGAAAGCGAATATCACCAGCCCTTGTTAAGTGTTGGATTTACCCTGTCTGTGCGGATGGGGATTATCCCGCGCGATATCTTCCCGCCAGAGCTGCAAAATGAGGAAGTCGATTTCACGTTTAATTCGCCACTCAACGAGGCTGAGGGCATCAAGACGGTTGAGGCGTTTAATTCTTCGATGCAGACGATCGCGGCAGGTGGACAAGTGGATGAAACGGTGGCCAAGATGTTTGATGTTCGTCAGGCAACGATTGATGCGGTGCGCGGCTCGGGTGCTGAACCCGATTGGATTTTGTCCGATGAGCAGATTGAGGAAGAAAGCGCTAAGGCTGAACAGCAAAAAGCCCTTGCTGAGGGTGCCGAGATTGCCCGTCAAGGCGCTGGGGTGGTTGCTGACCTCGCCAATGCGTCTGTTGCGGCGGAAAATGCCGGGATTGGCTAATGGCGGACAAAGATCAGCGGGACGCGCTGGAGCAGCTTATTGACCAAATCGTTGAAGAGAAAATGCGGCCCAGGCAAACCCCGAAGCGACAAGCGCAAGGAGAACCGGGCGTTGAACGTCGACGCATCAATGGCCGTGTTGTTGAGCGGGTGATCAGGCCCCGATGATTATTGAGCCGAAGATTACCGAGGGCAATATTGCTGATATCCGCGCGCTGATTGCCGGGACAGCGGATCAAGACCAGCAAAAGCGCGGGATGGCATGGATCATGCTGGAGGCTTGCGGGCGCTTGAACAGCCCATATTTCAGTGGGGCGGAAGGCGAGCGCGATACCACATTCCAACTCGGTCGGCATTATGTCGGCATCTTAATCTCAAACATGACTGAAACACGAACCCTGCAAAAGGCAAAGAGGCAAAAGAATGAAGCAGATTAATATCCCAATCCCTGTGTTCTCACCGAACGATGCTGCAGCGGCGGTAGTTGAAGAGGTTGAGGCGGACGCCGTCAAGGATGATGGCCAAGACAAAGCCGCCAATGAAGATCAAAAAACCGCTACGGCGCTTGATCTGGTGGAGGATGACAAACCGATTGCAACGCCTGTTGATTGGCCCGACGATTGGCGGGACAAGATCGCGGGCGATGATGCATCCGCTCTTAAACGCCTCGGAAGGTTCAAGGCCCCGGGCGATATCTTCAAAAGCTTCCTTGCTGCCGAAGCCAAAATCAAATCCGGTAAAGACCCTATCCCAGCGCCGGACGGCGAAAAAGACCCGGAAGCGCTCAAGGAATGGCGGGCGGACAATGGCATTCCCGACGATCCATCAGGATATGAGTTATCTGAAGACGTGCAAAAACTGTTGACCGACGACGACAAGCCGGTTCTCCAAAACTTTACTGAATTTGCGCATGGAAAAAACCTGCCACCGGCCTTCGTGGAAGCCGGGGCCGCTTGGTATGTTGCTGAACAGGAAAGGGTGTTTACGGCCCGCGCCGAGGCGGACAAGGAGCAGGCACAAGACGCCCAGGATGAGTTGCGGCAGGAATACGGACAGGAGTTTCGCGCCAATACCACGATGGCTAAGCGCTTTGCTGAGGAAATAACCCCCGGCGTTAATTGGTTCGAGGCTCGTCTGGATGATGGCCGCAAGCTTGGCAACATTCCGGATTTTGTGCGCGCTCTGGCTAAACTTGGTTCGCAAGAATATGGCGATGTTGCCTTTGCTGGCGGTGAAGCGGCGAAGGCCACGGCGGACCGTAAAGCAGAGATTGAAAAGATTATGCGCGAAGATATGAAAGCCTATGACAATGACCCTGCGATAAAGAAGGAATATTTCGACATATTGCAGGCCGAAGAAAAAAGAGCGCCAAAAGCTTAACAGACTCTTGCAATCAGTAACGATATAACGTAACCTAGCCATAACGGAGCAATCCGTTGCCTAATTCGTGAAGCCCCGAAGGCTTAGCGGCTAACCTGCAACAGCAGCCCCACTAAAACATCGGCCAACCTACACAAAAGGCTAACCCCCTTATTATTGTGAAGGAGACGACCGATGGCCGTCCAAGCTGCTATTACGCAGTTCCGCAAGGAAACTGTGATGGCATTTCAGCAGGAACGTTCCCTGCTATCCATGACTACCACTAAAGAATCGATGATGAACGGGCTGACCGCCACGTTCCTTGTCAACGGTAATGCCACTGATACCGCAGTGACGCGCGGGCAGAACGGCGATATCCCGTATAACAGCCCAACCAACTCGCAGGTCAGTGCAACGCTTGTTGAGAAGCATGCGCCGTACTCTCTGACCGGGTTTGATGTGTTTGCCTCTCAGGGCAACCAGACAGAAGGCATGCGTCGGCAATCGATCGCAACGATCAACCGTGAAATCGATCTAACCGTACTGGCTGAGTTGGCAAATGCCACTCAGGATTTCGGCACTGGAACGCTGGAGCTGAAAACAATTACTGGCGCTGTAGCGGCGCTGGGCAATCAGTTCGTGCAGGTTGATGACATTAACAACATGTTCGGCGTGCTGTCACCGGCTGCATATAACTACTTAATGCAGACGACAGAATTCACATCGGCTGATTATGTTGATGTGACCATGTTCAACGGCGCGACCAAGCGCATGTTGAACTGGGGTGGTGTGAACTGGATTGTCTCGTCTCTTGTAGACGGATTGGCGACAACCACAGAGTCACTCTACGTCTGGCACCGCGATGCATTCGGGTACGCCATTAACATGGGCGAAGATCAGATTGCTGCTGGTTTCAATGAAGAGCAGCAACGATCCTGGTCACTGGCCACCGTCTATCATGCGGCAAAGATTTTGCAGAACACCGGCATTATCAAGATTACCCATGATGGCAGCGAGATCGTGACCACATAGGTCCGGGAAAGGAATAGATTATGGCTTACTCTACTGCAAATCCTCCGGCACTGTTGGTAACTCCTCCTGCTGGTGGCACGCAACTCTGGTCCTATGCGTCAACTGATGTTCACACTGACGTTGATGCGGCGGATTATTTCTCAAACGGCGATGCCTTGGGCATGCGTGAGAACGACACGGTAATTGTTACCAAGACCAGCGCCACTGTTGGGGCAACCCTGCACACTGTTACGGCGGTGACGGCGGGGGGCGCTGCAACGGTATCGGCGGGCATTCTGGCCCAACAGTCCCCTCGCACATGGCATGCCTCTTGCCGTGGGTCGAAAGAGAGGGCGGTTCTGCTTCTGGCGGGGCTGCCCTTTTCCCATTCCAGAGGCGCAAATCAGAGGTAAATATGAAGAATAAGTTTAACGTGTTGAAATCCAACGCGCTGAAAAACCCCGTTTATGACCGTCAATCATGGATGGCCATCGTGCCAAACGACACCCGAGCGGAGGATGTATTGCGTCCCGGCTATTGGGTCCATTTTGCGCGCATGCTGCGCCCTTATGCAATCATTGAAGTGATCTCCGAAGATTGCCTGCTGGACATGGAATTACGAGTGGTGCGGGTAACTGAGGGGTTGGTGTATGTGCGGCCCTTGCGGGTGAATGACGACAAGTCTGCCCGAAAGATTGTTGAGAAGTCGACTGTGGACACGGACACTGACGCGCGCGAACCCGCCCCAGATGGCTACAAGATTAAGTTCACGGCCGGGAATCAGAGTTATTACGTCCAGCTCAAAGAGACGAACACCACCCTTTTCAAGGGCTTGCCCAATTGGGACGCCGCTATTGAGAAGGCCAAGGATCACGCGAAGAAATCCGCGTCGATCGCCGCCTAATCCTTCTATCAGGAGTGCGTTGTGGCCACAAAACTGCAAATCTATAATCGGGCTTTGTCGTTTATCGGCACACAGCGGCTCCACCCAACGACTGGGCTAACCGAAGATGTAGCCTCTCGTTATGAGCTGGATGATAAGTACGATCAGGCTTTGTCCTACATGCTGGAGCAGGGTTTGTGGAAATTCGCTATCCGCACGTCAGAAATGGCGCAAGACCCTGACCTAATTCCGTCTTTTGGGCCTAAATATGCGTTCTCCATCCCGGAAGATTTCGTGCGGCTTGCCAATATCTCCACTGATGAGTATTTCGCGCCTGGTTCTGAGCCGGACTATATGGAGGAAAACGGCTATTGGTATTCTGACAACGATAAGATTTACATAAAATATGTGTCGGATGGATCGGCCTATGGGCTTGATCTAGGCCAATTCCCGGAGAACTACACTCAGGCGCTCTGCTTGTGGTTGGCCTATAACACGGTGCTGCCGATATCCAAGGATCGCGGCGATCGCAATAGCATCTTCCGTCAATATGAGGCGGCCCTATCAACAGCCAGACGGTTGAACGCTGTTGATATGCCGGTCAAAGGCAAGCCGCCCGGTCGTTGGACCATGTCGCGAAACAGCGGGCGACATGTGTCTTTTGATAATGGCCGGATGAGGTTCTAGCCAGTGGCCAAGTTGGATGTGCTGCACCAGAGCCTTAACATTGGTGTCGTTGACAAAGGCAATCTGCATCGCACCGATCTGGAGCGGATGCGCCTGACAGCAGAGACGCAAACAAATCTGATGGCAACGGTTGTCGGCAAAGCGTTTATGCGGCCCGGCACTGAATATTTGTCAGATACAAAAGATGAGAATGAATGTTGGTTGTTTCCCTTCATTGCCGGGGTGACGGATAGTTTCTTGCTGGAGATGACGGCGAATGTTTTAAGGGTAAGGGATAGCGACACAGATATTTTAGTCACGCGCCCCTCGGTTACATCGACTGTCACCAGTGGTGATTTTTCATCCGCGACCGGGTGGACGCTGGCGTCAGCAAGTGGCCAAACCTCGCAGGTTACAGGTGGAGAATTACAACTGTCAGCCCGCGCGCATGGGGCTAAGGCAAACTGCAAGCAGCAAGTTACAACTTCAAGTGCAAGTACGGAACACGCGCTTCGAATAGTCGTGACAAGAGGGCCAATAACCTTCCGCTGTGGATCGACCGATGGTGGTGATGAATATATTGCTGAAACCGAGCTAAAGAACGGCGAACATTCGCTGGCATTTACCCCCACCGGGTCTTATTGGGTACAGTTCTCGACGATCGCGCAGGTAATCCGCAAGGTGTCGTCAATTACCGTCGAATCTGCCGGTGTGATGGAGCTGCCAACGATCTGGGGCAATAGCGATCTGCCGATACTCCAGATTGATCAGTCGCTGGATGTGATGTTCCTGGCTTGTGACGGCAAGAAACAACAACGGATTGAACGGCGCGGGGATACGTCCTGGTCTGTTGTGGACTACGATGCGGATGACGGGCCATTTCTGGGCACCAATCAATCGGCGATTACGATGACCCCGGCAGCAACTGAGGGGAATACAACGCTTACTGCTTCCGAGCCGTTCTTTACTTCCGCCCATGTTGGGGGGTTGATGCGTGTCTATCATGAAGGCCAAAAGGTAGAGACCTATCTGGCCAATGATAATGTTTATACGCCAACCATCCTGGTTACGGGGGTAAATGAGACCAATTACAATGATCGTGAATTTGATGTCACGATCGCGGGTACCTGGTCTGGAACACTTCGGACGCAGCGCAGTTTTGACGGCGAGGATATTGAGTTTCATAACTTCCGCCGCGCGCAAACCGTGTCGACCATAGATATTACCGCTAATGCCAGCTACACCAATGATGATAATGAAGATAATGCCATCACCTATTATCGGCTGGGGTTTGAGGAAAACACCTACACATCCGGTGAGGCGTCTGTAAATATCGACTACAATGGCGGCGGTGGCCACGGTATCTGCCGGATTGTAGGATTCACTTCGGCAACGGTTGTCGACATTGAAATCCTGACGCCCTTTAAAGGAAAGCATGCAAGCCGCGACTGGCAAGAGGGATCGTGGTCTGGAGCTCAGACCTACCCAACAGCGGTAAAGCTCGCTGACGGGCGTCTCTGGTGGTTCGGGGATGATAAGGAGTGGGGTTCTGTCTCTGATGGCTACGAAAGCTTTGACGAGACTTTTATCGGAGATGCAGGCCCGCTTATTCGATCGATCGCCATGGGGGGGCGAAACAAAGCGCGCTGGGCGGCCAATGGTGGCGCTCTATTTGTCGGGTGTGACTCCAGGCTAGTGAATGTGCGGGCATCATCGATCGATGAGATTATGACGCCTTCCAATTTTAACAACAAATCGGTTGGCAAGATCGGTTCGGCACAGAAAACCCCGATTGAGCTGGCGGACGATCGGGTCTTGTTTGTTGAGACTGCTGGAGATTCCATTTACGAGTTGACCTGGTCCAGTGAGAAGGCGCGATATCTCGCAACGGACTTTTCGAAGCTAACCACGGATATTTTTGCGACCGGCATCAGGCAGATGGCCATCCAAAACCGCCCGGATCAGCGGATATGGGTGTGTAATGAAAATGCTGACGCGACATGTATTGTCTTTGAGCCGGGCCAACAGGTCATCGCGCATATCCCAATATCGACCAAAGACACCGGCGCAATGACCGACATCATTGAATCTATCGCAATCTTGCCGGGGTCCGAGCAGGAACGGGTCTATATGTCGGTCAAGCGATCTGTTGGCGGCGGATTCGTGCGTTATATTGAGAAATTGGCCAAGGATAGCGAGGCGCTGCCCGGTGATATCTGCAAGGTTGTGGATTCACATGTGGTATTCGGGTCTGGATCGGCAACGATCTCCGGTCTGGACCATCTTGAGGGGCGCATGGTGGTTGCGTGGATGGATGGTGATTCCGTCAATGATAGCGGCACCACCAATCAAACCGAGTTTTTGGTGTCGGGCGGCGAGATAACTTTGCCGTCTGTACCGGCTACAGGCGGCTGTGTGGGCTTGCCATACCGTTGGCGCTACAAGTCACCCCGCCTTGCTTATGGCGTTGAAGGCGGCACCCCAATGCTCAAGAACAAGTCTTTGTCGAGCGTTGGGCTGATGATGGCGGATTATGTCCGCTCAGGGATCAAGTACGGCACTGAATTTGACAATGATAGCCACCCGCTATTCTCCCTGCCCACTTTGCAAAATGGCAAAACGGCGACAGAGGTTGTTAGTGGGCCAGACGCGGATGAAGAATTGCACTCGGTCTCCGGCGCGATCGGGTTTGATGATCGGTTGGTGTTGGAGGGAAGGTCGCCAAAACCGGCCACTGTCAACGCGCTGGTTATGGGCATAGAAACCAATCAATGAGCGATTTCAAAGTGCGTCGGGTTGATGCAAATGAAGTCAGCGCCATGCATGGGCAAGCAGTCGATTTTCCAGTGATTTGTTACGTTGCAACCGAGAACGGTCATGTAGTCGCGACGGGTGGATTGTCATGGCAACACGGTCTTTGCTGGATTTGGTTGGGCATGGTTGAACCGCAAATGCAGGCTCGTGCGGTTCGTATCGTTCGTTGGGCCAAACGGATGCTCAAAACAGCGAAACAATATGGGGAGGCGGAAGTCTATTGTTTCAGAGACGAACACGCGAATTCCAAGAGATTGCTGCAACTGGTCGGATTTGAGTTCATAGCGACCGAGCCAGTGATCTTCACTGATGGCACTGAGGGCGAAAAGGAAATCTGGAAATGGCAGAATTAGCCACCATTGCCGCCATTGCCTCAATTGGTGCGTCGGTAGTTGGTACGGGAATATCAGTCGCCGGATCGCTGGAAGCGGGGCGACAGGAGCAGGAAACTCAAAACCTGTTGGCCCGACAGGAAGAAACACGCGGACGGGGTGAATTTGCTGCTTCGCAACGTGAGGCACGCGAGCGGCGTTTGGAAGCGGAATTAATCATGTCTCGGCAACAGGCTGTTGCGGCGGCATCAGGTGGTGGTGCGGGTGCTGACGCGCCGACAATTGAACGTTTGATGACAGAGACAGCCAAGCGTGCCCGTCTAGGTGAGGAATCCGTTTTGTTTGCTGGTCGAGAACGTAAACGTGCCTTGTTTGAAAGCGCCTCAGCACGTCGCAAATCCGGGCAACAGAGCTTTCTTGGGTCAATC